GCATTTAAGGCGGGAGAAGTTTGAGATGCTTCTTGCAAGAGCAAATGAAAAGGGCAGTCCAGACCGCAAGGCTATTGAGCTGTATCTAAAGCAGAAGCTAGAGGAGATTAAAGGGATTGAATGAGATTCATAGATATGTTCTGCGGAATAGGGGGTTTTAGACTTGGGCTTGAACAAGCGGGTTCTCAAATACAGCAGGGCAAACAAGAAGAACAAAGAGGGCAAGATAGAGATAACCTATCACGAAGGGGAAATAGTGGGTTCTCTGAAAGGCCCAACGGGCAACCAGCGGAATTTCATTGTGTCTGGGCCAATGACAACGATAAATACGCCTGTCAAATCTACCGAAGGCACTTTGGGGAAGTCACAGAGGCAGACATCAAAACAGTTGACGCTAGTGCCATACCAGACCACGAACTCCTCTGTGCGGGATTTCCTTGCCAATCTTTCTCTAAGGCTGGGAAGCGACGAGGCTTCGAAGATACTAGAGGGACACTATTCTTTGATATATGCCGAGTCCTACGGGCTAAAAGACCTCGCTTGCTTTTCCTTGAGAATGTTAGGGGGCTCCTCTCCGCTGACGAAGGTAGAACCTTTCTCATTATTCTACAATCGTTGGATGAACTGGGGTATGACTGTCAATGGCAGGTGCTTAACAGCAAGGACTACGGCGTGCCACAGAACCGAGAGCGGGTGTTCATTATCGGACATCTTAGAGGACAACCCAGACCAAAAGTATTTCCTCTCGGAGAAGCAGGTCAACTCAATGAAACAATGGAACTCACAGGAGAACCCACTACCGGCTGTTTACGGGCGAGAGGAGAAGAAGATATGCACTCTGGTTTGAATCTAGTGAGCGAAATGGAAGGAATAAGGCGCTTAACTCCCATAGAGTGTGAACGCTTACAGGGATTCCCCGACAACTGGACGGCTGGTATAAGCGATGCGCAAAGGTATAAATGCCTGGGCAACGCCGTGAGTGTTCCAGTCATAGAGGCAATCGGAAGGCAGTTAATGGAGTTTAATGGCTGAATACACTAAACAGGAAGCAAGGGAGTTAATCAATAAGACACATCGCAAGTGGGTGGAGACTTGCTTACGGCAGGACATAAGAAACTATATGGAGCTATGCCCTGCTTTAGGCGAGCCGAGCGAGACGACTGTAATGGACTGGGCTACTGATATTTATCATTACAAGCCGAATGGGTTACATAACGGCTGGGCGAAGAAGCTCATCAAGAGAGCATTAAAAGCCGAGAAACTGCCGACAAATGTCCGAGAAACTAGCTTCGTGGTGTATTCAGAAAGGAATATCCCGCAAGTTTCCCTGTATAGCCCGAAGCTGGCAGATATAACGTTGTTGATAAAATAAAGGAGGAACATGGAAGCTAAAGACACAGTAATGGGTAAGGTGCAACGGGACAATATATTTTATCACGGTATAGGAACACTTGAAGGAGTGTGTACAATGCAAGCTGAAATCTCATTCAAGGCAGGGCAGGAGTCAGAAGTTGCCCATAGTGCAGATTTATGTGCCGCATATTGGGATGCCATTAAGGAAGAAGGACACAAGGCAGGGATAAAGGAAGTGGTGGATTGGATACAAAATCATGGAGGTTGCTTAGATGGTTCTCGTAATGAGTGGCATGCCTTCCTCAAAGAGAGGGGGATTTAGATGATAATAATACCCCCTAACGAGTTATTTTCTACGAGCGATGAATGGCACGCCTTTGTTATAGGCTTCTTTGAGGTAATCTGCCCGTTGCCGCCGAGGGTAAAAATAGCACCGGCAAAGCCTGAGATACTCAAAGAATATCATTACTATATGTTTGGCAGAGGGTGTGGTATAGGAGTTTGGCTGATACTACTGGCGATATTATTATGGGGATAGCAGAGCCTTATTATCAAGATAGCCACATCAGAATCTATAACAAGGATTGTCGCTCAATGCTCGAGCTCGAGGCTGAAAGCATCCAGTGTGTCATAACATCGCCGCCTTATTGGGGACTTCGGAAGTATAGCGGAGACCAGGACTTAATCTGGGGGGATAATCATTGTGAGCATCGGTGGGGACAAGAACTTTTAGTTGATAAGCAAGGCAATTGGGATACTTGGAAAGCAAACGATGGTAAAGCGGAAGATAGGTTTACTAGAAAAAGGGCTGAAGGTGGTAGCTCACAAGGCTCATTCTGTTCCCTCTGCGGAGCGTGGAAAGGTGCTTTCGGTTTAGAGCCTACACCGGAGATGTATGTCCAGCACACGATAGAGATATTACGGGAGATAAAAAGGGTGTTGAGGAAGGACGGTGTTGTGTTCTGGAATATCGGGGACTCTTATGCTACTAGCCACGCCGAAGTAGGCACGATTGATAGAGAAACTGGCTGGACAAGTACCACCGCTAAAATTGACATGAAGGATAGAGGCAGAACATCAACAAAGGGGCATCCTATCCTCAAACCCAAAGACCTCTGTTTAATCCCCTTCAGGATAGCAATAGCAGCACAAGAGGACGGCTGGTGGGTTAGGTCGGTTATTATTTGGAGCAAAAATAATCCTATGCCCGAGAGCGTAACTGATAGACCGACTGAATCACATGAATATATTTTAATGCTAACAAAGAGCAAGAATTACTATTGGGATGCTGATGCGGTGAGAGAGCCGATATCTGAAAGTTACGCCGCTGATAAGAGACCGCATGGAGTTTTAAGGCAACGCTTTTATCCCAACTCCAAATATGTTAAGGCGGGTATGGTGGAGCACGACAGTTCCCCATTCCCTAGTGGTGAGAGAGCAGATGGCCGCAATCTCCGTTCAGTCTGGGAGTTCCCAACACAGCCTTATCCTGAAGCTCACTTTGCGGTATTCCCTGAGAAATTACCCGAGCTATGTATTAAGGCAGCCACGCCAGAGGTAGGATGCTGTTCAAAGTGTGGTAAGCCCTGGGTGAGGATAGTTGAAAAGAAAAGGGCAGAACCACAACGGCAAAACTGGCGATTCCAAAAGGATACTGAAGGGCGGAGCGATTATTCTGAAGCAGGCGGGTGGTATGATGCCCAAAATATCACTCTCGGCTGGCAACCCACCTGTAACTGCAAAGACGCCACAAAGACGCCACCTATACCTGCAAAGACGCCGTCCGTAGTCCTGGACCCGTTTATGGGAACGGGGACTACTTTATGGGTAGCAAAGAAGCTCAGCAGGAAAGCGGTAGGATATGACACTTCAGAGGAGTATTGCCGGCTGGCATTAGAAAGAAACCGACAGTATGCAATGGAGTTTAGCCAATAGAATGGAGGTAAAAGATGAATAAATGCAGAGATGCTTTAGAGGCTATGGTTTGGCAGTTTGGCTATCAAGGTGTTAGAGATGGCAAGCCAATTATATGGACTGGTGGGCTTAGTGCTTTAGAGGAAGCTTTTGAAGCATTGGGATGGGAAGACCCTAGGTTTGTTGAAGACTCGGATGCTATTTGCGATGTAGAAGGGTGTCCAGAATGGACTGTCTCGCAAGGTGTAGCATGGGAAGATACGGGATACTGGCACATATGCCACAAACATTCGGCAGCAGCAAGAAACAATGAGCTTCAGCCTCAAATGAAGCAACGGGCTATTGATAGAGAAGCAAGCCGAGACCCGATAACAGGGTATTTACCATAGAGATGGAAGAAGAGTTCTATGCACCTTACCAGATAAGATTCACTACTTCTCAAATTGTTTGGCTGCTGAGATACCTCGACTTACTTAAAGATGGAAGGTGGCCTCCCGGGGAGCCTGACGATATAATCACCCGAAGGGGTGTTGAGGGAAGGTCATACTTTGAAATTCCTGTTACTATCGCGGCGGAAATAGACATACGATTGGAGAAAACAGGTGATGACGGGTTTATACTCAAAGATAGATTCTGCTTTGAGCAAGACAAGCGAACACTAAGCCGTAAATATCACCTTTCAGTAGAAGACATTGAAATGAGGATAAGACGAGGGCTGAGATTTATGAGCGGCGAGGCAAGGAAAAAGATTACTTATCAGGAATTTATAAATCATAGGCGGGAAAAGTATCGCATCCCAAAGCTAACTGCGACACAAAAGCCAGGAATTTTGACCCCTTGACAATCAATTTACGAAGGAATTATACTATTAGTGGGTGTAATCATTATGCCCTTTTTTATTTCGATAGCCAGCCAAGTTTGGGATATAACGGCAGCCGTATTCCCAAGTAATGCTGGCCTTAGCTCGCCCACCAAGTGTGGGAGGAGTACTGACCCCGTCTTACAAAGGCGGGGTTTGTATTTTAGAGTGGGATAATCCCACTTCTTTATTTCACGGAGGAATTATGAAAACCTACGATAATGTCACAATCAAAGAGGAAAAAGATAATGTCATTCTAAGCACGCCGTCAATGACTATGCCTTTAATCATACCCCGTGAGGTTTGGCGAGCTATCGTAGCTGACCATGTGAAAGACGTAATGAAAGGTGAGCCACGTCCCGATAATGTAACGATTACCTACGATAGTGGCATTCCTTGGGATTGAAGTCTAGCTAGGCTTAATCATATTGCGCCGTGCTGGGTTTACTCCTTTGCTCGGCACGGTGCGCCTTATTATGGAAGTAATCATAAGTCCACCAATTAAATGTAGTCGTAGCCAAGAGTTCCTATTGTTTCCTCTTGGAGATATTCATGCTGGTTCTATTGACTGCTCTGAAAGTGCCATCAAGGCGAAAGTAGAGGAGATAAGGACTACCAAGAACGCCTTATGGCTTGGCATGGGGGATTATGTTGATAGTATAACAAAGAACGACCCACGCTTTAGCATGGATGGACTAGCACCCTGGGTAAAGAAAAGCAATATCATAGAATCTCAGCGGAAATGGGTAGGTAACTTATTCACGCCGATTAAAGACAAATGCTTGGGATTATTAACAGGCAATCATGAGGAGAACGAGCATTTAAGGTATCAGAACGATATTACCAGGAACATCTGCGATGATTTAGGCGTTCCATATGCCAGCTATTCAGCGTTCTTTATTCTGGATTTTCATAGAGCAGAATCGGCAATCCATCAAGTAATTGTCCACGCCTGGCATGGTGCGGGGGCGGCTCAGACGGAAGGGGCCAGGTTGATGCGGTTAATGAGATTAGTCAACGAGGTGCAGGCTCATATCTATTTAATGGGTCATCTGCACGCTATGACACAGCATACGCCTGACAGATTAGTATGCCAGAGAGGAAGGGTTAAGAGTATTAAATTAGCAGCGACAATTACTGGTAGCTGGCTGAAAGCATACACGCAACCCAAGCAAGGGCAGGTTCTAAGCCCGACATACGCTGAGATGAAAGGCTACAAACCTTCAAGGATCGGCTGTCCGGTAATACATATCCGACCTGATAAAGAAGAATTTACAGTTGAGAGTTAAATGGAAGAGCTAGTTGAACAACTGAAAACGATAAAGAATCTGGCTGATATTTCAGTTTTGTTGATTGAAGAGGGGAAAATGGATTTATTGCCGACAGCCTTAGAATTGATTTATATGGAATCCCAACAGATACTTGACGAACACTGTGTTAAGCATAATCCCGATAAATGAGCATAAAAGGGTAAGTGAATACCCAAATCAGGTATGTTTAATGTGGAGGCAACACTTATTCGCCTAAATGAGTGCAAAAACGGAACCAGAAACTGAACTAATTACTGATGATGAGCTAATGCAGTATATACGTGGCTTTGATTGGTTGCAGGTTGTCGAATATGGGCAGGTGATAATCCATATTAGAGAGGGCAAGCCATGTTTGCTGACACTCCAGCGAACTATCAAAATGGATTGAATTATACAACTGAATAGCTACTAGCTAGTTTAAGGCTGAATCGGGGAACGATAGGTCTAACCAGAAATGGTTGGCTTGTTGTTCCCCGTTTTTTTTGTTTTTGTGGTATGAATAATAGCAAATATAGAGCAGGCATTCTTGTTTATAGGGCAATTAAGGCAGAGAAGCGTAGAGACTGTCGGCTTGATAAGAAAATAAAGAAAGAGGGTTCTCGTTATCCCGAACCTACGAAGATATTACCTAATGGTTGCCGAGTGTGGGTATTTTAATCATGTTCACTTCCCTCATTGCTTAGGTAATGAGGCCACTGGGCGTTTCACGGAATGCCTAGCTTTCACAAAACGGTGAAACTGCTGTCGTTCTTTAACAACCTATGGTCTAGATATAATCTTCCCAGTCTTGTCAAACACAACACCGCACTTGCGGCACCACCAGGAATTAGTGGACTTGTTATAGAGAACATACTTTGATTTACAGTTGGGGCATTGTAGTTTCATTGTTTACCTCCATTTATTTTAGCTTACCACTTATGATTACAAGCGGGGCATTTCTTACTAGACGGGACAGTTGGTATCCATCTTCTGCAATGCCGACAATATCTCATATACATTTCACTCCTCCTTTAACTTATTTACCTTATCGTAAAGGCAACTAGCGTGTTCAGGTTTGCCATTGTCATCAAAATAGAATGTTTGTCCTGGTAGCATTGGCAACCCGCAAATGGCACACTTTGCGTCTGTCCACATTGCTCGATTTGCTGCACAATCCTTATGTTGACAAGGTTGTTGGCATACAACAGCTTCATCTTTGATGTTTGGCACTATTGCATATCCCATTCTCTTACCTCCTTTAATGTTTGCTATCCCTTCCCCACCATTCAAAGAACCAATGCCAAAATCCAAGAGTGATAATAATTACTTCGGGTGAGATTGATAGCCCAATGCCAAATGTATAACTCGTTATCTTGTGATGATAAGCTACCCACTTTCGTCTTATAATCATATAAGCACCTCTCAGAACCTAAATACCATATAGCCATAACGAGGTTCGGGTGATCGTCTATGCCAAGAGTGTGCTATAAAATCACCGTTATGAGCTATCATACACTCTAGGAATTTGCAACCAGTGCCAGCAGGTAATGATTCTGTGTTCTTGATACGGTGGTCATAATTGCAGTTATATCCTACTGAGTATGGTCTATAATCCCTTGTCATTCTCTTACCTCCTTTTGTTTATTCCAGTAAGGTGAGCCACAGCCAGGACAACGCAGGACTTCTCTTTTCCTGGGCGTCCACTTGTGACCACACCTCAGACACGTGAGCGTTTGTGGTATTTTAACTCTTTTCATACCTATACTGTAACATTATGCTGTTTTATTTGTCAAGTCCCCCTAGGCACGCGGTTAAAAAGAAATTTGCATATTAGCAACAGGTCAGTCATAAATCGGCCGGCTACATCAATGTCTTATTGTTAATGGTGATTGATACAAAGTATCTCATTAAGCTAGTGTCACTTTTCTCAATAATCTGTAGGAGCAACTATGAAAAAGCTATTTCAATATATTAAACGATTATTCCAGAAAAGATACTCATTCAGAACCTATGAGGGTTATCCAAAGAGTGGCAAGGTATGGGAGCATAGTACCTTTCACTGGTTATGGAGTAGGCGAATTAAGAGGGAAGTAATCAAGGTATGAAAACTATGGAGAAGAATAGATTAACTCAAAAGCAGGAAACATTTTGCATAAAGTATTTTGAATTAGGTAATGCTACTGAGGCTGCCCTTGTTGCTGGTTACAGTCGCAAGGTAGCAAGGTCTATAGGTTCGGAAAACCTAACAAAGCCTGACATTCAGTCTCGTATTCAAGAGCTTCGGGAAAGAGTTGAGGATGCCTCTATTACCAGTGTTCTTGAACGCAAACAGATACTTGCGGAGATAGCCAGGGGGCGGCTTGCTGATTTTGTCGAAGTAGGTGCTGATGGAGCTTGGTTTAATATCGAGCCTGAGGCAATGAACTCACGGGCTCTTGCTTCAGCTACCAGTAAAACTATAGTCGGTAAAGATGGGGCGGATGATGCTGTTTTTATACGGGTGGGCTTGCATAACCCTATTCAGGCTATAGCCGAGCTCAACAAAATGGAAGGGATATATGAAGCTGGGAATGTAACTAACATTAACAACAGGATAGTTAATATCAAGGTGATGTATGACGGTAGCAACGGAACAAGAGTATATCGTTCACTTGCGGAAGCCACATGACAAACAAATAGAGTTTCTTCAAAGTCCTGCACCTCGAAAGGTAATAAGGGCAGGGCGAAGGTCAGGCAAGACTGTTGGTATCTCTATTAAGGCAGTGGAGAGATTCCTGGATGGTAGGAGGGTATTATACGCTGCCCCTACTAATGAGCAGGTAGGTCGGTTCTGGTATGAGATTTGTAGTGCTTTAAGTGAACTGGTGGATGCCGGCGTTTATAAGAAGAATGAGTCTGAGCATTTCATAGAACTACCTGGGACCGAGAATAGGATTAAGGCAAAGACAGCATGGAACGCTAACACCCTGAGGGGTGATTATGCCGACTACCTGATATTTGACGAGTGGCAACTTATGGCTGAGGATGCGTGGGATGAGGTTGGAGCGCCTATGCTACTCGATAACAACGGGGATGCTGTGTTTATCTACACTCCCCCTTCTCTGGCAAGCAGTGGGATATCAAGAGCTCGGGACCCTCGTCATGCTGCCAAGATGTTCAAGGCTGCGAAGGAAGACGAAACTGGTAGGTGGGAGGCGTTTCACTTTACCTCACATGATAACCCTTATATCTCCGAAGAGGCGCTACAGGAGATTACAGGGGATATGTCCAGGGAGGCGTACTTCAAGGAAATCATGGCTGAGGATGATGAACTACAAGCATCCTGGCTGGTGTATGGTGTATTCAATGAGGACACTTGCTGGATAGACCCCTTCCCTATACCTAAAGAGTGGTTACGCTACTCAGGGCACGATTTTGGCTCTGCTAACCCTGCAGCCTTGTTTATCGCTCAAGACCCCGCTACTGGCTTTTTTTATGCTTATTATGAGTATCTTCCAACGGGTGGTAGGTCAACGGCACAGAATGTAGCGGAGTTTAAGCAGATAACAGAGGGAGTTAACATCATTCGAAGGGTTGGGGGAAGCCATCAAGAAGAGGAGATACGTACTGGATACACAGCGCATGGCTGGCCTATCCAGGAGCCAAAGATAAACAGTGTCAATGCTCAGCTAGACAGGGTTAAGGCATTGATGGAGTTGAATAAACTCTATGTATTCAAGAACTTAGTCCATTACCACGAAGAGTTGATGAACTGTATGTGGAAGTTAGACGAGCAAGGGGTGGCTACAAATGTGATAAAAGACGAGAAGAAATACCATCTTTGTGCTTGTGCCAGATATATATTAAGCGACTTCACTCCTGAGACTGTAGAGAAGGGCGAAGAGGGTCAAGTCTGGAATTATTAGGAGAATCTATGGACAAAAAGACAATAGAAGAAAAAGAATCTGAGTTTAGTGCTTTGCACTCTCGGATGGATGGCGACAAGGACTTATGTTTTGGCAAGACTTTCACGCTATTGAACGCTGATGGTCAAGAGATGCCGAAGGTTCGCAATGTCACCTTACCGGATGCCAAGATGTTTGCCAGGAAGACTATCTCTGTGATAAGTGCAGCCAATCAGCAAATCGTGGTAGAGGGTGAGACCTTGAAGGACAAAGAGACCACTCTTATTGAGGAGTTTCTTGAGGATGCTTATTTAGAGGCTGACAACCGATTAGCTAAAAGAGGGATAACGGGGATGTTTCCCTATCAGGTTGAGAAGGCGTGTGCTAGAGGTCATCTGGTTGGTAGGTGTTTGGTGAGGAAGGTAGGTAAAGAGATTGTCTTTGACATCCTTCCTCTTGATGCCAGGTATTTCATCTATGAATTAGGTGTTGACGGGTTCAAGTGGGTAGCCTATAAGACGACTCGGAGCAAGGCAAGGATAGAGGAAGAGTACGGCATCGAGATAGCCAGCGATAAAGAGACAGTATGGGATGCATGGGAGAACGATGTTAATACGGTATTCATTGGCGAAGAGGTAAGAGAGCAGCCGAATCCTTATAAATTCATTCCCTTTGTATGGCAGATGATACCGGCGGGGTATATGCTAGAGGACAGCGACAATATGAGCCACGAAGGGGAGAGTATATTCGAATTAAGCAGGGATGTATTTCCTCAGATGAACACGACTGCAACGGTCTTACAGACGCTCAATGTAAAGGCTATCAAGCCAGACTATCAGTATGAGAGCGAGGAAGGGATAAAGGCAAAGAAGCCAGAGAAAGCACCTTACGGAGAAGGGACTATCGTACCTGTTGATAAAGGCATGGGCTATAAGCCTTTCCCTATAGCGGATATTCATGCTGCTACGAGGTTGTTCTACGCTATGTTTGAGGGGAGACTACAAAGGGCTACTATGGCTGCAACCGATCTGGGGAACCTGACATTCCCATTGTCAGGACAGGCTATCAGGGATTTATCTCAGAAAGACGACCTTGTATTGCCTCGTTTACAAGGGTTGGCGATGTTCTATGAGCAACTCTCCAGGATGATTATCAGACAGTATCGGGAGTGGGGCTTAAAGGCTGAGTTAGGGGAGGAAGGGCACAGGCGCACATACAGCCCGAAGGAACTGAACGGAGAATACACGATTAAATATAAATACTTCTCTACCTCACCGATGGAGAAGTTAGCTAATTACTCCGTAGCCAACGCAGCGGGGAACCTCATCTCTGAAGATACCAAGAGAAGGGATCTTATAAAGCTCGAAGACCCTGACGGTGAGGAGACTAAAATCAGGGGAGAACTGGCAGAGAAGCTTGATCCTGCTATTGCTCTGTATAGATTAGCGGGGAGTTTGATAGACGAGGACAAGTCTCTTGAAGCGCGGTTAGTAGCTGAGAGATTAGTTATGGTGTTAAAGCAGAGGCAGATGCTACCTGAGCAACTACCACAAGAGGCACCTGAGAAGAAGAACTTACTGCCGATGGGTGGCGATTCTGCCAAGAGTGAAGCAAGCCCTGAGCTTACAGAGCCGTTCAAAGAGCCAGCAGAGGAGAAGATTGAATGAAGTTTACTAGAAAAGATTTAGACAAGCTAGTTGAAGATGCCCTGAAACCAGAGGGTCAGGCTATGTCTGGTGGAGATATTAAGCAAAGAGGCAAGTCTGCCTTTCAGAAGTTATTAGGGAAGAAGCCTAAGTTAAATGAGCGATAACCTGACCGAATTATTACGGAAATATTCCACGGAACCCGAGGATATGGAGAAGCTATTAAAAGAGCTTCATGCTGGACTAGAACAGCGGAAGGTAGCGAAGCCCGAAGTATCCGTATTGAACACCCCTCAGATATTCGACTGGGAAGAAGCCAGAGGGATGGGGATTCCTGTCCGCCAGGGCTGGATGCTGAAATTAACTCCCGATACCAGCGAAAGGGGATATTCCTTCAGCATGATTACTCCTGAGAAGTGGGAGATAACCGAAGATTGGAAATATATCTCCCCTGAGGGTAAACAGTATGGGTATGAGGAGATGGAAGATGTGGTTGGTGAGCATCCTGAAACTGTATATGGGCAGATTGAACCCACAGAAACGCTTGAATCTATTATGGCTTATCTGAATGTTGATCCTGAAGGGTTTATGAGTGATTTAATGGAAGCTGGCAGGACAACCGAGAGTGAGGATTTACTTAAGCAACTGGGAGCAAGTGAGGCTTATATTGATTATGTCTTTATGAGTGAGGAGGAGCAAAACGCTTTCCTGTACGATATTTATAAAGCAGGCAGAAGCGAGACGACTGAGAGTATATTAAAGGATCTCTTCCCTGATACTACAGAGGAGCAACTGGCAGAGTTCTTTGTTGGTGCGCCGGCGGCTTATAAGGAAGAAAGCAAGTTAAAGGATATTTGGGACGCTTTCTATTCTGGTATGGCAAATTTCTGGTTTGCCAGCAAACAATTCATACTTGGTGTCTTGCCAAGGTTCAAGGAGTTGGCTGGTCCCCCAGGTGCAGGGATAGCCGAAATGAACAAAGAGCGACTTCTAGCACTACAAAAGGAAAGGCCACTCACTAAAATCGAACAGGAGTCTTTAGATTACTTACTAAAAAGCACAGGAGAGGCAGAGGTTGAAAGACAGCAACGCCAAGATAAATTCAGGGAAAAGTATTTCCACCTGAAGGGACAACAAGAGGAATGGTTAGGCAGTCATCCCGAATTAAGGCCTCCGCCAGAATGGGAGGGGGGAACTATTGAGAAAATTCAGGAAGACCCTAGCATTCTAAAAGACCCTGCTTATTGGGCTTATGTGGCTGCTGATACTGCTGCCTTCACATTGGCTTTCTTAGGGACAACGATAGTAGTTACTGGTGCTACGCAAAATCCATTTCTTGGGTTGGCTGCTGGCGTGGTAGCTACAACTCCCGCTCAATCACAGGACTTAATGGACGACTTAATGATGAGTGGGGCGACATTTGAAGAGGCAACGCTGCTTTCAGTACCTATCGGCAGTGTGATTTCATCGGTTGAGGTTGTCGGTGGTATGCCAGTATTGAAGGCTATAATGCCAAGTGTTTATCAGAGCTTGAGAAGGAACATTCAAAGGGAAATAGCCAGACGGACTATAGGAACATTAGCTGGGCGAGGGGTGAAAACTGTTACCAACATAGAGTTAGCTGAGATATTCGAGGAGATTGTTCAGGGTGCTATCCAGGATGCTACGGTTAAGACCTTCGATGAGAACCGAAGTCTAATTGAAGGAATACCCGAGACAACAATACGGACTGCAATAGCTACTCTCCCTCTTGCGATTATCGGTGGGGGAAGTGCTGTAGGTCAGTTTCATAAAGCAATGTCTCCCGAATTAAAAGTGGACTATGACGGTTGGGTGGCGAAGCTAAAGGAACAAGGCATACCTGAAGAGCAAGCGAAGATAATAGCTGCTGGTAAGATTTTAGAGACTCCCGAAGGGCAAGAGGCTTTAGAGAAGGCTATGAGGGAAGTGGAGGCTGGGGTTGAAGTTCCCAAAGGTATCACTCCAGAGGTGGTAAGGATTCTCAAGGATATTAACGATAAAGCAAGAACTATAGCAACCAAGTATGGGTTAGGAGACATTATAGAAGACACTTACCTTATCGGTAGTAGGGCAACAGGTAAAGAAAAAGCATTATCTGATATAGATGTTTTAGTTAAGCTCAAAGATGTGGATGCTTATGTAAGGCGAACAGGGGAGTTTGACCAAGCATTACAAATCCGTATTAACGATATGAGTAGTGAGATAGAGGAAGCATTGGGGGGGCATCTAAAGAAGCGTGTTGAAGATGTGGGTGGTATCGGCAAAGTGCGAATCGATGTGTTTGTCAATGATATTATGGAGGGCAAGGGTATTAAACTTGCTGATATAGCTCGTGTACCAAGCGTACGAGGAGTAACGAAGCCGTCAGAAGTGGCGGCTTCAGCAACCGCCAAAGCTGTGCCTGAAGCTAGTATAGATACTATCAAGCAAGATTTGATAACCGAACTAAAACGCAGGGCTGATGCTGGGGAGAAACTACCTATTGGTATTTCTGCAACTGAAGAAAGTATAACGAAGCATATTGAGGGTATGAGTGAACGCTTACTCCGTGACTGGCATAGCACTATATTCAAGCCTAAGAAAGTTCACGCCACCAAAGCCGAAGCAGAAGCATCTGCTAAGCAGGTTATATTTGATGCGGTAAAGGAAGAAGCTAATCTTGAAGAGACACAAGATGTAGTCAAGAAACTAACCGACCTTATCAAGAACGCTGAACCTATAAGAGAAGCAACTGAGAAGCTAAAGCATGAGGAATTGTCAAAGAGGTCAGGTAAAGCTGCTGCGATACTAAAGACAGCGAGGGGGAAGGAGGCTTTTGATAAGTCTAAGGCTGCGTTGAAGGGAGAATTACCGAAGTCAGACTTTGCACCACCCGAGTTACAGATGACCGATGCTGATATTGGGGCTTTATATGATGCGATAAACGATGCGGATATGCTGTATTTTACCAAATTTAACACAGCCAACGCCTTATCGAATTTACTTGCAGGGAATATACCAACGATAGGCGAGTTAGCACGATTGGAAAAGATGTTTGGGAGCGAATTAGTCAAAGCAGTTTTGGACAAAACAAGCCGAGGGCATAAGGCATGGTTTATGGTTCTAGACTTAATAAATCTACCCCGAGTAGTATTAGCTGCATGGGACTTGTCAGCACCGTTAAGGCAGGGGGCGTTGCTTTTTGTAGGGCAAGCCCCACAAACAATGCCTGCGTTGAAGCCTATGGTTGAGGCGTTTGCCAGCGAGAAGAACGCTAGAATAACTGAAGAACTCACTAGGGCTAATCCCTATTATGAGTTTTCACAGAGCCTAGACGATGTACTATACATTGCCCCACTATTTGAGATAGCCAAAGAGCTAACACAGATGGAAGAAGCCTTTATGTCGAGATTAGCTCGCTATATCCCGCTTATAAAGCATTCAGAGAGAGCTTATGTTATCTACCTTAATAAAATAAGAATGGATGTCTTCGCTAGTTATTGTCGGGCATGGGAAGGCACAGGTAAAACAAGGGAGGATTACAATTCACTTGCTAGGGCAATCAATGTAATGACGGGAAGGGGGAGTCTAGGTAAGTTAAAAGGCTTGGGGCCGATTCTCAATGCTGGGCTTTTCTCCCCGAGGTATCAAATAAGTAGGGTAATGGTGCCAGTGGAATTTGTTAGAGCTACTCCTGCTGTACGCAAGATGATGGCAAAGAATATAGTGGCGTTTGTGGCGACTAATTGCACGATACTTACTCTATGGGTATTAGCCGATGACGATGCTAGTGTAGAGCTTGACCCACGATCTGCTGATTTTGGAAAACTTAAAGTAGGTAATACCCGCCTTGATTTCTGGGCAGGCTTCCAGCCATATTTCAGGCTAGTTGTGAACCTAATTACAGGGATAAGGAAATCATCAACTACTGGCAAACTTACCGAAGTTCAAAGAGACCAACTTTTGAGCCAATTTGCTAGAACTAAGTTCTCGCCTGTAATGGGGCTTGCAAGTGATATTCTTCGTGGTGAAACTTTCATGGGTGATGAGTTATCTTTGGAGCCTGAATCAGTAAGGGAACAAGCATTTCAAAGGTTGGTGCCGATGTTTGTGCAGGATATGATAGAAGCCGTCCTTGATGCTGGTCTAGCTGGCGGTCTATTAGCTCTCCCAGGTATGTTCGGCGTTGGTGTGCAGACTTATGGTGGAGGTTACTGGGATGAGTTTATAGATATGTTAGGGCAGCCGAAGCAGTCTGACACGCTACCGTATTCTGTGAACA